CATTGACAAACTGTCACCACCGCCCCACGCTACATCCACAACAGCTACGATCCGATGATCTCCATCTGGCAGAATGCCGTTAAAGTAACGCAATTCATCACTTGGAAATAACAATCCCTCTCTTACATACGGTCTTTGCTGATATTTTGCCTGCCATTCGGCATCATTCAGCTTTTCACGCATTTCTCGGTAGTATTCCGTGGAAAATCCGTTGATTGTATATTGAAAATTGCTCTCGTCATTCTCGTTAAGAGCAGGAATACGTGTAAATCTGTACCCCTCTTGCCCCTCATATTGCTGTCTTAACCGTTCAAGTGGGTCGTACACGTTCCACAACGTACCAATCATTAGTTGCTTGCTACCCATATTGCACCTATCCACCATTTTATTGAGGTATTCCTGATAGGTATTCTCCATACGGATTGCCGACAGCGAATGTTCTCTGTCTCTCACAAGGTCATCAACATACAAAAGACCGCCGTTTGATACGTCTACCGCACCCGTCCAAGTGCCGTCTATACCTCGGCAGGTCAGCGTTGCAAATCTATCCGGTTTGTCAAGCGTTATAGTGAACTCGTCAGCAGATTTGTCACGAATCATCACCTTACTGTCAGGGTGCATATAGTTATACATATCTGCAAATGCGTATTCTTCGGTCGATATGAAGTTCAAAACCTCTTTATAGAACCCTTTTGCCAAGATTCCAGAATGACCGCCCATTGCACTATGGCTATTCGGTCTTTTACACATCAGCCACGTTAAAAACTGTATCGCTAACGTGGATTTTCCCACTCGTGGTGGCATCGACAAGCCGTAAAACTTCGCTAATGGGTCATCTTCAAGCCATTGCAGGTCAAGTGCTACCCGATGCAACACCCTCTGCCTTGGCTGATAAAACTTCTTCTCGTTCGGTCTATTATGTTCAAGGTATTCAATGTAGGATTCTAACAAGAACGGCGTTTCAGACAACAACGCCTTGAAATACAGTTCGAGCCACTTCGTATCTGCTTCTGCCTTGATTCCCTCTACGCTCTGCTTCTTCACATACAATGAGTTCGTCAGCAGATTCGCCCTCTCCTTGCCTATCTCTTCGTCAGAAATCGGCTTGTCGAAGAACTTTTCCATTAGTTCAAGCGCATTATACTCACATAAGTCCGTTAACTCCTTAAACGGCACTATCTTTGATTTTTTTAGACTTTTATCACAGATTTCTCGTAGTTTGTTGGTATCTTTTGACATTACTTTGCGTCATCAACAGCTTTCGCTATCGTTAACAAGTCCTTACTTACCCTGATTTCACACTCTAACTCGTCTATCTTTGCCTTTAACTCGTTTAATTCGGTCTTTAACGCACTTATCTCCGCTTGTTTCGTTGACAACGTGTTTGCCATTGAGTTAATCAGGCTTGCCTGCCTTACAAGCAGATCATATGTATCGCTACTATCTCCGGCTATCTCCCTTTTTGCCATTGAACGCTTATTATGCTCTGCTATGAACTTCACAAAATCCTGCGCTGTCTTTAACTGTCTCTCGTTCTCAATTCTGCTACTCATTTCTCTTCGCTTAACCCCTCACGGCTCTTGTGACGAGCCTTTTGTCAGCTTTCCGCTATGAGGGTGGAGTTATTGCTTATCTCAATGGTGTTCATTAAGACACAAAAAACCTGTATCTCTAACTTTAGCTTATATCTCATCACTATTGGAACTTTTACGTGTTGATATATTATGCCCTTTTTGTTTTTTTGAAATTTTTTGACTCACCTATATATCCCTCTACTCTACGTATATCTACTCTCTATTTACCACTTCTATATCTCTCTATAAGGTCTATATATAAATATAAAAAATACTGTTCTTTGTAAAAAAGTATAGGGTTTAGTTAAGAGAATAAGATAGGGGTTTTAGGGGGAAGAAAAGGAGAAAAAGGAAAGGGGAAAGAAAAAAACTTTCTTTTGATTTTTCAAAATGGGTCTTTTTGGGTTTTAGGTGGGTGAGGGGGTAACCACGCATAAAATAACACTTGTTATTTAAGGGGGAGGGGTATAGGTCGATTGTTAAATCTTTCACACAAACTATCGGATAAATACGTGTTTATCAGATAGATAACAAGCCGTGAAACGTGCCATAAAAAGCCGTGAAACCATTGATTATACTGCATTTTATGAGTTATCAGCTAATAAATCAGGATTGACCGAAGATAAAATTTCGTTTTTAGATCGTGTTATGTTAACCGTTAATTGTGGCTTGTTATCAGCAGACCATCCGAAGCGGTGGTTAAGCGTAGCAATAAAACCAACTGGATTCTTTCCAGATTGTGCGCCATTCTCTAACGAGTTTTCATAACTCGATGATAGGTTTTTTGATAACCGATATGCTTGGGGGTGTTGGCTTTCCTCTTTCCCCCAGTGGCATATAACACTATCAGCAATACCAGTTAAACAACTAAAGCCGTATATATTAGACACCTTGTTATTATCACGACATAAATAGATATAATAATCTACAATACCCGATATAATATAATAATTATATTGATGAGAGATATAGTTATTGCTAGATACACCACGGATATATTTATATAATAGATTTTTATTGGGTATGAAATAGTTAAACCTGATGTAGTCTAATAGAGCCGTAAATTGCTGCTGTGTAATATCAATAAGACTTTCAATGCCTTTTATAGACTTATAATTATCAATCAATAATTCGATATTTGATATAATATCCTGTATAACAGCATCATCAACAGAATTATCGATCGAATTATCAGAACTGTTAAAATCATCTTGAATATCCGGCATACATAAACCCCCTTACTATACCCGATAGTTATATACCCTTTTAAGCACTCTATAAGGCTTTATAACAAGTTTTTAGTTGCTTTATGGTATAGATATACACCCAATGACTAAAAACGTCAAAATAAGGGCAAATAAACGACATAATAAAAGACGGTCAAAAAACCGTCTTTATAGTTTCATTTTGTGCCATGTATAGAAGTTCTCAAAATATGTCTATTTTGTGCCATATTGAATACAGAAAAAAAGGATATAAAAACCGCCTGCATTATACAGACGGCTTTTTATTTTCACGTTCTAATTTTTCTTTTATTGCTTCTCTGATAAATTCCGATCGCTTACGCCCGGTGGCTTCTATTTCTTTCAATGTTCCGATATCAAGTCGCAAATGCACGCTATCATGTGATAAATTATATTTATTTTGTGCTTTTTTTAATGCTTCTGATCTCATATATTAACCCCCTTTTAAGCCGGAAACGCTATTATATTATCGTTTATGCGCTCTATATAAGCACGTTCCCATTTATCCATAATTGACCGCCCTAAATCGTTAATGTTGTAGTTTCCGTGACTGTACTCGGTATGTTGCATTTTCTCCCACTCTTTAACGCTTAAATCGCTGTATTCTGATATGATTTGATATGATTCTAAATCAGTAGGAAGAAAAACCGAAAAAGCAAAACACCCGAAACAACCGCCATTATAAGCAACTTCTAAACCGTACCGCCTGCAATATTTTTTTATCATGTTTGCTTTTTTCTCCATAGTGTAATAATTACACTCTGTATAATCAAAATAAAATCTAATAGCCGGAACAGAAACGGAAACGCCGAAAAAATAGTTATTTTTATATATTACGTTTTCAAGGCTTGCGCCGTGGCTCGTTTCCGTGATGCCTATTTTGTCAGCGTATTTGATAATATTTGATAAGTTCATAATTTATACCCCCTTTTCAAGTGTTCTGATACTTTCGTTTAGTCTGATAACTTCTTTTATATCCTGATACAGTTTCAACCCGATATTTTTTAATATGTCGTACTCTTTTTGCCCGTAATAATTAGCCTTGTATCGGTCTATTATTGCGCATTGTAAACGCTGGATATTTATAAAATCTGTATTTGTTGCCGTTGCCGTGTCTACTCTTTTCGATAGGCTTAAAAGTTCCTGCAATGTTTCTGTATAGATTGAATAAATTGGTTTCATAATTCTTTAACCCCCTTTACAAAAATAGTATCGCCTGATCCGATCAAAATATCTAATTGTGAAACCTCGGCAAAATATCTTCTTTTGTCGTACATCTCGAAAATATAGCCGTTTTCGCTTGGCTTTATGGTGCTAATATCTCCGAGATTCTCATTATTATAGTAATCGCCTATAGCAAGTCGTGTTAAGCCTAAAAACATTTGATTATCCCCCTTTTTCAATAATCACTATTGCGCATAACTTCCGCTTTTGCTTCGTAGTATGCAGATATGACCATATCATCAAAGCCTGCTTCTTTTAAGTAATCGCCCCCGGTTTTATACTCGCCATATTCGCAACGGCAAAAGCATGAGCAAACATCCCAATCTGCTTGGTAATTTATAGCGTATTCATGGTTATACATTTCATATTTGAAAGCGTTAACCCAATACTTCGGGCTATTGCTTGCCTGCTCTGATGCCTTTATAACTCCGCTATATAGTTTTTCTAATCTTCTAACAAATGCAGGGTTTGAAGTGTAGAAAAACCCGATACAACCGCAATAATACATATTTTCAACTTTTTTGCGGAACTCTTCACACTCTGCATCATCACGAAAGATATTAAAAGCCGAAACTTTATCATCACATAACAACGGATAATAATTATTGAGGTAGTTTATCCGGCGTTCCTTTTCCGTGTAATCTGTCAGCGGTGCAAGAATAGAAGCATCATCAAATAAGCGGTTCTGCATCTCTTCAATATAGTATTTTTTGAGTTCCTCTCTATCTTTTATATATGCGTGATGCAGTTCATAATCATTCGCATAATATAAATGATGCTTGTCTCTGAATACCAGAGCAGAATACTTGAAATACTCGCCGAGGTCTACAAAATAGACTTCGTGTCCGTTTATAACCTGCATATCATTGGTCATCTGTTGTACTTCCTCATAAGTTAACGCTTCAATCTGTGAAATAGTCATCGTCTTTTTCTCCTTTTCTTCTGTTGGTTTGTTGGTTGGTTTTCTCTCGCCTGCTATCCTGTTTTAGTTCCTATGCCGTAGCTGTGAAGATATCCGGCATCGGATTTAATCGCTTTTGTTGCTTGGCTTAATAGTATATTAAACCATATAAGGCACAAAAACAATATTGCAAAATGCCTAAAATATAGTGGTCTATATTATGCAAATTGTATAGTGGTCTATATATAAAATACGTTTCTTCTATATAAAAGAAAACGCACAACTAAAACAATAGATCACTTTTATTGTCTGTTTCGGTGTTTCTTCCTATTATATGAAAAAATGAACTTGAAACGCCTTTTATATATGGCACAAAAAGAAAACAGAAAAAAATCAAAAAAGTGCTTGCCTTGTATAGTGGTCTATTTCTATGGTGTAATCATCAAAACACCGAACCTTGACACGCTCCAATATATAACCGCCCTGATGCGCTGCCGGAGCGATCCAGAAAAGATCAAAGCCGTTATAATATCGACCGATTGCATACGACCTGGGCAAGATCAGGAGTTAGTAAGGTGTCTTAAAGTTTCAAGTGGTATTTGAATCAAATCCGAACAGGATTTCAGAAATTCTTAAATTCTTTTTTTCAGACCCATTTTCAGAAAAATGTTGAAAATACGATACCCCGGGGGCATTCAATTTGCTTTACGAGTGGGCTGATTTTGAAATTTTGATTTTTCTTTCCAAATCTCCAATAAAAAAGAACCGCATTTCTACGGCTCTTTCAAATGATTTTCTCTTGTCTATTCTTCTGTACTTTCCTTACACAATCGGATGAAATCAGGCTTGCTTAACTCTCGCAGCTTATCTGCCAATTCTACAAACTCGTGTGTGTATATCGGTCTGCCTATCAGTTCTGATGCGTACTCATAAGCATACTTGCGATCATCACCTGCACACATACATATACCTGTGTATATTTCCACTATTGCACATTCACGCTTGGTCATAAATATGTCATCCCCA